CTCATCTTTTGGTTTTGGTATAGGGAGTATATACTCTTTTGGTGGCATTTTCAACGTGCTGTTGTTATTGTCTAAAGTCTTAGAATCTGGATTTTCTTTAATATAATCTTCTTTTAATTCATCCCAAAGACTGCCTGTAGGCATGCTTTCTACCTCATCTACTTGTGGCACAACACCCCTACATTTTGATACTAACAATGCAAAGTTTTCATTTAGTGCAAGACTTGGATTTCTATTTACCTTGTTACACATTTTCATTAATTCAAGTTGTTGTTTAATAGCTGCATTTTCTTTTGATGTTTTACAGTCTGTGCCTAAATATTTTCTAAATGTTAATCTTAATTCTTGAGAGTTGCTTTCGTTCCAACTACGATCATAATTATCATACTCGTAATCACGATTAGATACAGATACATCTACTTCTCCGCATCTAGTATTACCGTCGTTTAGATATTCGTTTCTAGGATATGCAGGCTCCATGAACAAAGCCATAAAACATAACAAAGCTATAAGTATTGCTGTAAATTTGTAATTCATCCTGGCAATCTCCATAGTTCATCCTAATAATTTATTTCTCTGTTTAAATCTTTAATGTCGTATTCCATCTGTCTAACTTTATCAGCTAGAACTTCGTATAAATTTTCTGCCATCTCCCAGGTCCCTTCCGCTCTTTCTAATTTTGCAATAACAGTATTTATATTATCAGTTAGCATAGACATATCTCTATTAATATTTTCTATGCTCATGGTCTGTAGCTTTTCTATTTTAGCTTTATTTTCGTTAATAGTATCTGTTAGATTTACAACATACTTAACACCAGTAAAAGTTCCGACCAAAACCGAAGCCACGACCGGAACTAATACAAAATTTTTTTTAAGTAATGCTGCTAAATCCATTATTGTTTTTTTGGTGTGAATAAAGCTTTAATTTTTTCCCATATTCTACAACAAATGTTTTTACATTTATCAATCATGTTTTTTCTCCTCAATTTCATAGAAAAACTTGTCGGTATCTTCTGTCCGCCATGCTCTACTATCTTCTACATTCCATTCAGATGTCTGCACTTTCCAATCAGGAGTTTCATCTTTTACAGTGAAAGAAGGTATATCCCATATACATCTATTATTTGGTTGTGCTGCAAAATTGCCATCATCTAAAGCAATTATGTGAGCGCACTTATGCTCGTGCGGGATTTCTGAATGATCAGTGTCGAGTATGTTAGCCTCTGGGTGAGCAAAGTCAATAGTAAATAAATATTTACCTGAGTGCCATTTTTTATCTTTTCCGATATATTTTCCAGCCTGTGATTCTAAAACATCCCAAGAATGGACAGAAGGATAATAAGAAAAACAATTCCAAAGCTGTAATTCATCAAGTCGTCTTGTGGGCACTCTGGATGGTTCAAATCCCTTCTGAATAAACGCGCTAATAGGCAGGCGATAAAATATTGCACCGTTTTCCATAATAGCATGCCATAGTATGCTCCTTCCTGTAAGAGCTGATATGCCGAAGATAATACAGTCTTCAACTTCTCCATGGTGTTTTTGTAAATCATATAAATATTCTCTTCTTATCTGTGCATAGATAGGTGGTATGTTTGCATTTAAATAAGCCATAATTTATCCTCATTTAATTGTACCCCAATTTGGTCCAGATTCATAGTCCACTTTGTTAGGCACTTTTAATTTTATCGCATTCTCCATAATAAACTTTATCTTTTTAGCTTGTTCATCATTTTTAATTGAAAAACAAAGTTCATCATGAATTTGTATATGTGGTACAATACCTTGTTCGTATAAATCCACCATTGCTTTTTTTGTCATATCTGCAGCTGATCCTTGTATCAATCTATTCAAAGCTTTGTACGTAAACGCAGGTCTATAATGTTTTTCAAAATATTGACCGTGTGGATCGCTTTCATGTCTATTTTTAGCTTTCTCTGCATGATACCTGTTCTCTGCCTCATCTCTTTTTAATATAGGAACTGGTATCTTAACTATTTGTTTTTTGCCATCTATCTCTTGATAATCACTGATCTCAAAAATTCCTTTTTCAGGATTCCATTCTTTATTAACAGGTTCCCATTTATCGAATCTGCAAAATCTATCCTCCAATGTATAAATATTTTTATTTTTTTCTGCAAAGTCTTGTAGTCCTTGCGATAGTTTTCTAACAAAAGGAACTTGACTGTGATACTTTTCAAAAAGTTCTTTTGCTTCGTCATCCTCTAATTCCAAAGATCTAGCTAATTTATTCTTACCCATGCCGTAAAAAAGACCTAGGTTGATTGTTTTTGCCTGTTTCCTGGTTATTTTAGCCATTCTGGCGACGATTTCGTGAAAATCGGTGTCTGGGTACTCTCGATACTCTTCTGCCATCTCCTCGGCGCCGTAAAAGCCATTCTTCAATGCATAGTGCACAACCAGTCTGGGCTCTTGTTGTGAATAGTCAAATGATCCCCACTTGTGATTTTCCTCTGGTAAAAACAGCTCTCGTATTTTACTACCCAATTCACTTCTAGCCGGTATCTGTTGTAGGTTTGGATTCCGCATAGAAAATCTACCCGTAACTGTTCCACCTTGATCTGATCTTATCTGATTTATATCTGCGTGTATTCTACCTTTGTGTATAAATTTTAAAATACCGCTTACAAAAGTGTTGAATAATTTATCTAATTGTCTGGCTTTTGCAATCATTTTTAAATACTTATTTGTGTGTGATTCTAAATATAATTTTGTTATACTAGCTCGCCCTGTTTTAGGTGTTATTTTATAATCTGTAATTTTTTGATGATCTAACAATGGCTGAATAGAATCTGCAGCCCAGATATCAATATCAAGACCTGTTTCTTTTTTAATTATTTTTAATATTTCTGCTTGTTCTTTTTTAAGAGTATCGCCAAATGTTTTTGCTTTCTCTTCATCAACTCTTACTCCTAAAAATCTCATCTCAACTAAACAAGGGAACAATCTTGTTTCTATGTCAAATATATTTTCTAAAGTTTTTTTATTTTTAGATTCTGTATTTACTGGTGTTTTAATAATTTTTTCAAACTTATTCCAAAGTCGTAATGTAAGTGACACGTCTTGCTCTGCATAATCAACAACCAAATCATATGGCAGTTTATGCATATTAGTCATTGGGTCTGATATACCGTGCAATTCTTTTGCTTTGTCTGCAAGATCGTATTTGTATTTGTTATCATTTAAATAATCTTTTGCTAATGCATCTAAACTATACTTTGGTCTGTTCTCATCAATAACAGATGCTGCTATCATTGTATCATATACTGGTCCTTTTAACATCATACCAGTGGCTGCACGTATCCAACAGACATCGTACATCGCATTGTGAAATACTTTTGTTACTTTTTTATTTTGAAAAAGTATTTTGTTTAAATGCTTCCATAAACTATTTTTACCAATATTTTGACCTGAATGAAGATGACCTATTGGAAAATAATATTTTTCATCTCTGTATGCAAGAGCAACTCCACAAACTTTACCTTTACCTATGATGGCCCCTGATCCGTGGGTCTTGAGGTCTGGATCGTGTGTCTCTAAGTCAACAGCAACAACATCACCATCTTTAATATCTAAGTCTTCTAAATCTGGTATCACTTATAATCCCTCTCTATGATCATTTCTATAAAATGTATTGCTTTCAATAAATCTTCCTTACCATTTTTATCTTGATGTCTAATAATATATTTAATAGCACATCCCTCTGGATATAGCAATTTATTCTCAACAACAAACTTACTCGGCTGAATGACATACTTTTGATAGTGACTTCCGCCATGTTGTTTATCCCAAACTTTGCTCATGAGTATCCTCCTTTCCTGCAAATGTTAAATTAGTTGTACTTTTTAATAACCATAAAGTTTTCTTTGCACGTGAACATGCAACAAACTTCATTCGTTTCTTCGAAAACAAATCTTCTTCTTTTGTTAATTTAAAATCAAAAACTACGTTATCAAATTCTTTACCTTTGATTGTATGTATGTTTTCTAAAAACACTCTCTTGTCCTCTAAATCTCTATTGTTTATTACTATCTGACGTATGTAATTTTTCATGTGTATTGTATCTACTTTACTAATTGATTGAAAATCATTTATGTTTTTTACACCTGGGACGACAAACCCTTTGTCGACTAACCAATTTATATCATAACTTCCGTTGTCTTCATCTTCTAATTGTTGAATAGTCTTTCGTGTGTATTGTGGATGCATAGCTTTGAACATAGCTTTAATTTTTGTTAACGATCTTTTTTCTCCATTAGAAAAACCCATAAATTCTCTTTGATTTTTAACTTCGTTAGTTGGATATTTAAATTTAAATTTACTCTTTTCTTTGTTTGGTATTTTAACAGGTATACCTATCTCCATAATGTAACTTATCATATCTCTTGGTTCGCCACCTCTGTAGGTAAATATAAAGTTTTCATTTGTATTTAATATTCTATTTTTTAATTCAGACGCAAAAGGGTCTTGCGTTAAACTCGATAAATAAAATAATTCACCTTCTACAGTTTGACCATGTTCTTGTCTTGGTTTCCATACTCTGGTATAATCATACTCTTGCCAAATATCTTGTATTATCTTTTTACAATAATCATTTATTATTCTAGGGCATCTATATCCCTGTTCTAATTCTATCTCTGGATCAGCAAACTCTTTGTGAAAAGAATCTGGATCTGCACCAGCAAACTCAAAGATAGCCTGGTCCGGATCTCCTGCTTTATAAAAGTAATCTACATTTTTTGACATGACTTCCTCTGCTTTTCTTTGTATCGCACTAGAGTCTTGCGCTTCGTCCACAATTAATACTTTTATATCTTTACAGAGTTTTTCAGACTCTTCTTTGTTGTTGTAAAAATCTTCTACCATATCTTGAAAGTCTAAAATCTTCTTGGTTCTACCATTTACCTTTTCGTTAGTTTTAAATTTTACATAGTCTTTTTCCATTTCGATTAATTCTTCGATAGTATATTCATAATCTTTCTTCTCATCAAAACTTAAACTTCTGTAGTATGCTAATACTTCTTTACCATTATCTCTTGCAAAACTCATAAATTTAAAAAAAGGATGTATTGCAAACAAACCTTGCGTGCTATTAAATTTTTTATTTGATGTGTATTTATCAAACATCGGATAAATATTTTTTAATATTTCATAATCTTCTATTAAAAAAGATTTTCCTGTTATGCGGTTTTTACAAAACTTATGAATTGTTGTGACGTTCTCTTCCAATGTTGCTTTTGATTGTTTTACTAAATGAAATATTTCTTTTCCTGTTTGTTTTTGAAAAGTCTCTATACTTTTATTTTCAGATATCTTACCTCTGATGTGGTCAGCTGCAGTGTTTGTATGAGATATAACTATTATATCTGTCGGTGAGTATTGTTCTAAATGTGTGTAGTATATTTCAACTAACTTTGTTGTCTTACCTGTTCCTGGTGGTCCCGCTATCCTAATCTTTTTCATGTGTCACTTTCTTTGCTGCATCTCCTAATACTGTGTATT